TGCGTATCTCCTTGAGGCCCTCTCTTCCTGTTTTCCTCAGGTCGATATATTCCATACCCCATATTCTATCATATCTTCTCTGCTTTTCCTAGCTTTTTTCTCGCAAGTAATAGCAAGGCCACGGTCTTGCGGAAGATGTAGCGTAGGGGAGCGTGGAGGCCGCTGCAAGAGGCTTTCACGCCCTACCCCTATTCCAATATAGGTCAGGCAAACAGACCTGCGCCAGAGCGGTTAGAACCGCCGGAATAGGGTTTTTGTGAAACAACTCGAATACCGCAAGGAGGGAGGGGTATGCCAAGAGCAAGAAGCCCCAACCGCGATAAGGCATTTGAACTCTGGATAGCCAGCGAAGGGCGGCGGGAATTAAAGGATATAGCCGAGGAACTTGGTGTGTCCCAGGAGCAGGTACGGAAATGGAAACACGCGGACGAATGGGATAAGAGAACGCATAAGGTCACGTTACCAAACGGGAAAGGTCACGTTACCAAACGAAAGCCCGGCGGCCAGCGTGGGAACAAGAACGGCGTCGGGAATAATGGCGGCCCGCCCAAAGGTAACAAGAACAGTCTCAAACATGGTGCCTATGAGCGTATCATGGCCGGGCTACTCTCTGAGGACGAGGCCGAGGTGTTCAATGACGAGGAGACTGGCACCGACGTGGAGGCCGAACTGCGCAGCACCCTGGCGGCTCTCAACGCCAAGGAGATCCGCCTGATGAAGCGCATCAACAGCATCACCGCCTCGGCGAAGGGCGGCCAGATTGTCCGCGGTGTGGATAAGACGTCCACCGAAACCCGGAAGGGCATCTTCACCGAGGACGAAAAGGGCCACCTTGTCCCAACAGATGATGCCGATATATTCCCCGCCGTGGTCCAGAACGCCACCGTCACCCACACCACCAGTATGTATGACGCTCTGGATAAGCTGGAGGCGGAACTTGACCGGGTGCAGGCACGAAAGGTTAAAATCCTCTCCAAGCTGGAGGATATCAAGGTACAGCGCCAACGTCTGGAATTGGAGCGCAAGCGGCTTGACGGCGAGAATGAGCAAAGCAAGCTGGCAAAGGCGTGGATCGCGGCACTGACCGGGGAGGAGATGGACGGTAACGATGAAGATGGAGAAGCTGGTTGACACGTTCCGGGAACGTCAGCGGATATACCAACGCGACCCTGTTGTGTTCGCCCAAGAGATAGTGGCCTGTGAGCCGGACGAATGGCAGAAGGATACGTTGCGGGATCTGGCAGACCCGGAGTGCCGCCGCGTCAGTGTGCGCAGCGGACAGGGCGTAGGCAAGACCAGCGTGGAGGCCATAGCTACGCTGTGGTTCCTCTCCTGTTTCCCCTTTGCCCGCGTCGTAGCTACGGCGCCCACAAGGCAGCAGCTAAATGACGTGCTATGGGCCGAGATTGCCAAGTGGCAGGCAAAGAGCCCGCTCCTGTCCGTCCTGCTCAAGTGGACAAAGACCTACGTCTACATGGTGGGGATGGAAAAGCGGTGGTTCGCCGTAGCCCGTACCGCCACCAAGCCGGAGAATATGCAAGGCTTCCATGAGGAAAATATGCTGTTCATCGTGGACGAGGCGTCCGGCGTGGCAGAGCCCATCATGGAGGCCATTCTTGGAACGCTCACCGGCAAGAACAACCTCCTGCTGATGTGCGGCAACCCCACCAAGACCTCTGGCACCTTCTATGACAGCCACAAGGACGCCAATGTTCGCTCACTATACCGAAGTCGGCGCGTGTCCTCCCGGGACGTGAGGCGCACCGACAAGGAGAATATCGCCATGCTGGAGCGGCGGTATGGGCGGGAAAGCAACGTAGTCCGCGTTCGCGTGGACGGGGAGTTCCCGCTGCAGGAGGACGATGTGTTTATCCCCATCGCCCTGGTCGAGCAATCTATCAATACCGAGTACACGCCCCGGGAGGTTCCCAACCTTGTACACATCGGCTGCGACGTGGCCCGCTTCGGGAACGACAAAACCGTCATCGGCTACAAGGTGGATGAAAAGGTCACGCTTCACAAGAAACGCCAGGGCCAGGACACCATGAAAACGGCAGACGATATTATCTTCCTGGGGGAGCAGCTTATCCGTCGATATAAACTCACCACCCCCATTCCAATCAAGGTAGATGATGGCGGCGTGGGCGGCGGCGTAGTGGATCGGCTGCGCCAGGTCAAGCGGCTCAACCCGCAGCGGTTTTGGTGGATGGAGGTCTACCCGGTCAAGTTCGGGGAGCGCATACGGCACAAATACTACCACGACACCACGACCTACATGATGGCAATCGTCAAAAAGCTGCTTTCCCCCTTCGACGAGGAAACGGGAAAGCCCAAGCCCGTGGAACTCGTTCTCCCGAACGATGATGACCTCGTCGGTCAACTCTCCGGGCGCAAGTATGAATTAACAGAGGCCAGCAAAATCAGGATAGAGAGCAAAGACGCGGTGAAGAAGCGCGGCCTGCCGTCCCCGGACGAGGCAGACTGCGTTCTTTTACTCTGTCTGCCAGTAAAACCGCCAAAGAGGAGAGAGGTGAAACCAAATGGCTAAAGGCAAAGCGCAGGTGCGCATCATCAAGGAGCAGCCACAGGCCCCCATCGAAAAGGCCGACACCACGACCCAGCTATCCGTCCAGGAGGCATTTAACGCCGGGGACTGGATACAGCAGTTTATCGACCAGCGCGGCCTACGCCAGCTTGTCAGCGACAGCACCATCCTCCCCCAGTGCATCAGGGCCTACAAGAACAATATCGCCGGTTTTGGCATTGGTGTCCGCTATATTGAGGACGTGGAGGAAACCCCCGAAATGGCGGCTGAGTTCAAGCGGGCAGAGGAAATCATTGAACTGCTGAACACGGAGCAGGACACCAAAGAGGTGTTCGAGGACCTGATCGAAGCGCGGGAGACCTACGGCATAGCCTATCTTGAGGTCATCCGTAATGTTGCCGGGGAGGTCGTGCAGATTGAGTTCGTCAAGGACACGCCCTCCGTCATGAAAACCAACCCGCTCGATCCGTATATCCCCACCGCCTACTATCACCACGGGCAGCAGGTAGAGCGGAAGAAACGATACTGCAAATACCGCCAGCAGATCGGCGGCAAGACCGTCTACTTCAAGGAGTTTGGAGATCCCCGCGTCATGGATAAGCGAGACGGCCTCTATCTTGCGGAGGGACAGACCCTTGACCTGGAGAACCAGGCGAACGAAATCATGGAGTTTGCCATCGGAACAGAACCATACGGCACTGTCCGCTGGGAGGGGCAAATCCTGGGTGTGGACGGCAGCCGTCGGGCGGAAACCCTCAACAACAACTACTTCCTCAATGGGCGGCACACCCCGCTCGCTATTATCATCCGCAACGGCACCCTCTCTGACGAGAGTTTCGCCAAATTGCAGGAGTATATGAACGACATCAAGGGCGCGGCGGGGCAGCACGCCTTTCTCGTTCTGGAAACGGAAAGTACCACTGAGGGGACGGCACTGGACACGGACGACAAGCCGGAAATCGAGTTGAAGGACCTCGCCTCTATCCTGCAAAAAGACGAGTTGTTCCAGGACTACCTTGACAACAACCGTCGGAAGGTACAGTCCTCATTCCAACTCCCTGACCTCTATGTTGGCTACACCACCGACTTCAACCGAGCCACGGCGCAGACAGCCCAGGAGGTCACGGAGGAGCAGGTATTCCAGCCAGAGCGCCGAAGTCTCGCGTGGGCCATCAACAACCGCCTGCTCAACGGCTACAAGTTCCAGTATGTGGAGTGCTTCTTCATGGAGCCAGACATCAGCAACCCCGATGATCTCTACAAGCTACTCACCGTCTGCAACAATGCGGGCGGCCTCACCCCGAACAAGGCCAAGGAAATCGCACTCAAGGCCCTGGGCGAAACCTCCGAGGACTACCCGGAGGAATGGGGCGAGATCCCCCTTGCCTACCAAAAGACACAGGGCAGCAGCGGTGCGTTTGGCGCACAGCCTCCCGCTACTGCGCCTGCTGGACAGCCGGGCACCGCTCCTGGTCAGGACATCAATGCCCTCACCACCGAACTTGAGAAGCAAATCTCAAAAGCGGCCAAGAGCCACGATGACGCGGTAGTATCTGTTATGAAGGAAGTACGAGCACTCCTGCTCAAGATGGATAAGGGGGCGTGACAGATGTGTTTGCGCTGTGGCGCTCTCATTAAAGCCATTGATGCCTACCTTGCCAAAGCGGATGATGATCTCGCCGCTACCCTGGGTGACGAGGGTTACATCAACCCAAGCGATACCGTTGACGCCATGAGCGACCTTGAGGAAAAGGTTACGGCCGCACTGACCGAAGAAACGGATTATATTCTCGGCGAGGCAGAACAGGCCATCGACCTTGAGACCTTTGCCAAGAAGATATGGCCGGACGTGAAGCTAAACGACAGCCTGAAGGAAAAGCTGCTGGGCATTTTCCGGGATAAGTTTGCAGAATTCGTCCCGCAATTCGCCGAGGCGTATCTTGCCAGTTTTGAGGAAGGGCTGAAGATCCGCGTGATGTCCAGGCGCACAACCGCATGGGTGGACAGTTGGAGCGAGGAACTGGCAGAAATTATGCAGCTGAACAGTCACAAGCAAATCGAGGCAATTCTTGACAAGGGGCTTGAGGAGAAGTTCAGTATCGCAGAGTTCTCCAGAGCCATCAAGGCCAACGGCATACGGGACGAGTATTACAAGGCCCGTCGTGTCGCTGTGACTGAGGTTTTGACCGCACACCGCGCCGCCCAGCAAGAGGCTTTCCTGCAGAGCCCGGCCACGTCGGAAAAGATGTGGAGACATACGGGTATCTTTATCACAGAGCCGCGGCAGAATCACAAGGACATGGACGGCCAGCGCGTCCCCAAAGCCGACCCCTATGAGCTCAAGGGGGTGAAGGGCGGCACCTACTACCCCCAATTCCCCGGCGACCCCTTGCTCCCGCCAGAGGAGCGGATAGAGTGTCACTGCATTTCGCAAGGTATCGTCAACGAGGAAGTGCTTGGCCTCCCTCTGGAGGAACGCCAACGGCTGCAGCAAGAGGCAATCGACGAACTGGACGCGCAATGGGAGGCCGATTTAGAGGCAAAATACAAGGCCATGGTAGGCTTTGAGGATGGATAGCCCCTCTTGCCGGTTTCAACCCGGTTTCCGTCGCGTTCCACAGAAGGGACAGGTTTCTATATTCCCGACACAAGAGGCCCGTGGAGGGCCGTGGAAAGGCCGATTAGAGGCCATAACATATCGGTAAAGAGCGGCGGTGACGTCGCTTTTTATATTTCCCAAGAGCCGACCATCGAAAGGAGGTGAAATGAGCATGAGTTCGAGCTTGAGGAAAGCATACGAAATCACGGATGCAAAGATCCAATTCGTCAGTCTCGTGGACAAGGCGGCAAATCTCCGCACGTTCCTCCTGAAAAAGGCCGACGATGGCAAGGCCACCTTCGCCACCTACGGCAAAATCTTGAAGACCGACCCCGAGAACCACCATGTTACCGGCGTGGTCTACGAACCGCTGGCGGAGGACAGCCAAGGCAACTACATGACCGAAGCTGAAATCACCAAAGCCGCCTATTGGTTTGCCAAGAACAGCGGCGAGGTGGATATCCAGCACAGCTTTGTGCCGTTCAGCGGCGCAACTGTTGTGGAAACCTGGATTGCCAAAGCTGACTTCTCTATCGGAGAGGAGCAGGTCAAGAAAGGCACTTGGCTCATGACCGTCGAGGTTTCAGACCCGGAGGTCTGGGCCGCCATCGAGAAGGGCGACATCACCGGCTTTTCGATGGGCGGCATGGGAACGTATAGTGAGGAGGATGTTGACTTGGACACCGTGAACAAACAGCAGAATACCAGCGAGAAGAAAGGGCTGCTCAAGTCTTTGGCAAAGGCGCTTGGCTTCGACATGGTGGAGAAGGGCGCAATGGCGGAACTCTATGCGGAGCGCAGCAAGGGCACCCTTTTCTGGGACGCCTTCAACACCCTTGAGGACGTACTTTTTAAGTACGACCCCATCAAGGGCCACTACGTCTACGAGAGTGACGAGGCCCGCTTGCGGGAAAGCCTTGAGGAATTTGGCACCATCATCACCAGCATTCTCGCCAGCGGCGAGAGCATCACAAAGGCCCTTGCCACCAACCAGCCCGTGGAGAAGGCCGGCAAGAAAATGAGTGGCAAAAACAAGGAAACGCTCTGTGGCATCTATGAGAGCCTGGGCGCATTCCTCAAGGAGTTTGACGATCCCGAGGATGACCCCGACAAGAAGAAGGAGGGGGAGGGTTCCGAGGGGCCGAAAGACCCCAACAAAAAAACCGACAAGGAGGACACCGAAGTGACGAAACAGGACATGGAAAAGGCGGTGGAGGCCGCCGTTGCAAAGGCGCTCGGCAAGGTGACGCCGGAGCAGCAGCCCCAGGAGGGCGGCGAGGCCGTCGCCAAATCCCAGCCCGCCCCCGGCACGGCTCCCGCGCTGGAGATCACCCCGGAGACCATCGAGCAGATGGTCAACAAGGCCATTGAAAAGGCCACCCAGCCCCCGCAGGAGGCCGTCACCGCCGCCCAGGTGGAGGAAATGATTACCGCCGCCGTCGCAAAGGCGATTGACCCCATCCTCAAGAGCAGGGGCCTCCCCAGCAACCTTGGCACCGGCACCGTGGAGAAGCAGGAGGAACCGCATTTCCTCCACGGTATTCTTTAATCACAGAAGGAGGATAACGAAATGCCTACCAACAGACAGATTGTCCGCGCTGCGGGCGACGCCATCCAGACTGGCAGCCTCACCAACGGGTTGCTCAACCCTGCGCAGGCCCGCAAGTTTATTCAGATGACCTTCGAGGCCACTAATCTCGGCCCTCTGGTGCGCCATGAGATGAAAGTGGAAAAGACCGGCGAGGTCGATAAGATCGGCATTGCCAGCCGTATCCTGCGGGAGAAAGTGGAAAACACCGATGATGGCTACCGGGCGGGTGTCACCACGTCCGTCATCAAGTACGCCACCACCGCCGCTCGCCTCCCCTGGGAAATCACGGAGGACACCCTGCGAGAGAACATCGAGGGTCAAGGCTTTGAGGGGGTTGTAACCAACCTCATGACCGCCCAGCTCGGTGTTGACTTGGAGGATATCTACCTCAACGGCGACGAGAGCGCGGCAAGCGCAGCGGCGTTCAGCGCCTCCACCGCCTACACCGCCGGGGAGATCGTTACCAACGACGGCGGACTCTACCGCTTCACTGCCAACCACGCCGCCGGCGCCTGGACTGGCAGCGACGCGGAGCAGATCGGCGTGGAGGGCGACGAGAAGTTCCTCAAACTCAACGACGGCTGGATCAAGCAGTTCAAGGACGGCGGCCACGTCTATGACGCCTCCAGTGAGAGCGAAATGAGCCTGGATCTGTTCTACAAGACCTTGGGCCAACTCCCCAACAAGTACAACAACGGCAAGCTGCGGTGGCTGATGTCCCCCAAGCGGGCGCAGGAGTGGGAGCTGTATCTGCTCAATAAGGTCATCGGCCAGGGCGGTGCCGTTCCTGACAACGTCTACACCGCCCCGGCCCGTATCCCCGCCATCGAGTGCCCGTCTTTGAACGACGAAACCATCATGCTCACCGACCCCAAGAACCTCGTTGTTGTCAACAGCTATACCATGAAAATCCGCAAGACTGTTGAGGGCAAAGAGGCCATCATGAAGGATAAGCGTTTCTATGTCATCCACTTGGACTTCGATCCCATTGTGGAGGAACTGGATGCGACGGCCATCATCACCGGCCTGCCCTCCATCCGTTAAGGAGGCCTGACTATGGCTTATCGTATCAAACTGATCAGAGGCCTGTCCTACACTGGCTTCGGTGGCAAGGTCAAGGCCACCAGGAAGAATCCTATCGCCGTCGTGGAGAGCAAGGCCATTGCCAACGCTGCGGTGGCCTCCGGCTTTTTCAAACTCGTGGAAGAGATGGACGAGGCCTCTCTGCTCACCGGGCACTTTGGCCCGGAGCGACTTGGGGGCATGGACACCAAAGAGCTCAAGGCCTTGGCTGTCCAGATGGGTATCGACACCAAGGGCATGAAGGCCAAGAAGGACTTCATTGCCGCAATCACGGCAGCGGCAGCCACGTCCAAACCGCCCTTTGACGCCGAGGAACTGACGGCCATGTCCGACGAGGAACTGGCGGCATTTGCCAAGGAGCACAACATCGACCTGACCGGGTGCCAGACCCGGGAGGACGGCCTTGCCGCCATCTGTGCGGCCATGGGTGGCAGCTACACCATGCTCGATCTCATGAAAGAGTAAAGGAGGTGCTGCCCTATGGCTGAAAGGCCGTGGGTACTCCCCAAAGAGGTCAAGGCGTATACCGACATTGAGGCCGTCCAGCAGCGCAAAAAGGAAAAGCTGGAAGTGGACATATCAAGGGCGGAGCAGTATGTGATTACCTACACGCACAGCCGCTTCGAGGACTGCGCCGAAATCCCACCCCCGGTCAAAACCGCCGTTCTGTTGCTGGCGGAGACATACGCCTCCTACGCTAACCAACTCAAAAAAACAGGCGGCGGTGCGCTCAAGTCGGAAACCTTCGACGACTACTCCTACACGGCGGGGGAGGGAACCTTCGAGGACTTGGTAAGGTCGCTCGACCTTCCTGCCCTACTGGACGATTATGTGGTCGCAAAGCCGCGCTCTGGCGAGACCATGCGTCTGCGGAAATTGTAAGGGGGCGCAGTATGAGCCTGGAAAGCCTACTCAACCACACCTGCGACATCTACCATATCCAGAAGGAGGGCAAGTCTCCCGGCTTCGGGCTGGCGGCTTCGCCCTCCTTCTCCTATCCAGCGGAGCCGGACATCAAGGCCCAGTCTTGTCACTTCGGCGTGAAGTCCCGCAATGTCACCGTCACCCAAACCGAACCGGCGAACATGATGGACGCGAAAATCAAGCTGACCCTCCCGCTCGGGACAGATGTACGGCTCAATGATAAAATCGTGGACTGTACCTCTGGGCTTGAGTACACAGCGGAGCAGCCAGTCAACGTCCGCAACCACCACCTTTTTGTTTTCATCAAGCGGAAGGAGGGCCAAAAGGCGCTGTAATGGCTACGGTTGAAATCGACATGGGCGACTTCCGCGACTTCTTCCAACGCATGGAGCAGGCGGCTAAAGGGGACTTCCGCAAAGAGTTTGAGACGTTCCTGGAAGGGCTTGGCGAGGAGTTCCTGCGGCTGGTGCAGGACGAGTTCATACGCCGGCATAGGAATAAGGGCGACGGGCAGACCATTTCCGCACTCTGGTCCAGCTTTGAGCGGGACGGCACCAACAACGTCTGGCGATATACAGACGACAATATGACCCTTGAGGTCGGAACGGAGTTGGACTATGCGGCCTATGCCAACTATGGACACAGGACGCTTGATCCGGCAAAGGGAAATCATTTCACGCTCCCTAACGGCGAACTGGCCCGGTATGTCCCTGGCTACTGGAATGGTGACCGTTTCGTCTATGACAGGTCAGCGGAGGGCGGCATGGTGCTGAAATATCACTGGGTAGAGGGCATTCATTTCTGGGAGGCGGCCCTTCACGCCATGGAGCGTCTTTGCCCCGCCATACTGGAAGCCAAGCTACAAGCCTGGATGAATAAATACTTCGGATAGGAGGCGAGAGCCGTGGAACTTGAACAGGAGGTCGCCAGCATTATCGCTGAGGCACAGCGCATAGCTGGGGACATTGGCTATTACTACTGGAACCTTCCCGAGAGTTTCAGATACCCGGCCATGTTCTTCCCTCAGCCGGAGATCACCACCAACGGCGACACCTTCCGTACCTACGCCTCGGAGTATTCGTGGTACATCAAGTTTTTTTCGGAAACCACAGAACAGGCCCACCGTATCGCGCTCTCTGTCCTCACCGCGCTGAAGGAGGCCCGTAACTGCGTCCCCCTCATTGACGAGGACGGGCGGCCAACGGGCAAAAGACTCCGCCTCAAAGACCCATCCCTCAAAAAGCTGGACGACGGGGTTGTGCAACTGGACATTGAGTGGACGAGCCGCAGACCCTACAATGCGCCGGTACCGTCAAAGGTGCAGGCCATCAACATCAATACCAACCACAAGGAGGATTTTTCAAATGGCGAATAAAAACAAAGCCACCGCCCCGGCTGCGGCAGAAGCCACGACCACGCCGGTGGCCCGCAAAATCCCCATTGAGAAGTTGCGGCGGGGCTGCCTCAATCTGTTCGGGATCACTCCCAGCACTTTTGACGGCGCCACCGTCGGCCTCACGGGGAAGTTCACTGTGGCAGAAATGCAGGCCCATATCGACAAGTGGCTGAATACGCCTGTGTCGCTGGGCCGGAAGGAGGAGTAAGTCATGGCTGGAGGAACGTGGAGCAAGCTGTCTCTCAAAGAGCGGCCCGGCACCTATATCAACTGGCAGAGCGACAAGACGAACATCGTCGGCATTGCCGAGCGCGGCACCGCCATCATGCCCCTGCTGGGGCATAACTACGGCCCTGCCGGGGAGTTCATCACCCTGGAAAACAGCTCCCCCGACGCGCAGTATGCCAAGCTGGGGTATAGCGTCTATGAGGAGCCCCTGCTGCTGGTCAAGGAACTGTTCAAGAGCGCCAAGACCGTCATCCTCTACATTCCCGCCCAGGGCGACAAGGCGACGGCTACCGTGACCCTGGGCGCCGTTGCCCCCGTCGTGCCTGCCGAGGGTGAAGGGGACGTGCCCGGCGGCGACGATGCCCCCATCACTCCCCCCGCTGGCCCGGTGGAACTCACAGCAAGGGCCATGTATGGCGGGGAGCGCGGCAACGCCCTGAGTTTCGACTGCTCCCCCAACGAGGACAACGACGAGGCCTACGATGTCAATGTCTACCTGGACAACGCCGCCGTGGAGACCTTCGAGGAGTTGAAAACCGTGGGCGACCTCATTGCCGTGGGCTCCCAGTGGATCACCTTCAAGGGCGACGCGGAGGCGGCATTGGAGGACTTTTCCGCCATCAGTCTTGAGGGCGGCACCAACGGCGTTACCAACACCGTTGACATCACCAAGTTCCTGGACGCTTCGGAGGCCATTCACTGGAACACCATGGCCTTCCCGCTCGACAGCAAGGAGAACAGCAGCCTTCTGACCGCCGCTGTCAGCAAGATCAAGTACCTGCGGAACGACGTGGGCAAGTACCGCAAGCTGGTAGTCGCCAACTACGCCGCGGACTTCGAGGGCGTTATCAACGTCTGCAACGGCTACGTCCTGAGCGACGGCGCCGTTGTTGACGCGGTAAAGGCCACCGCCTGGGTCGCGGGGGCAGACGCGGGCGCGGACTGCGTGACCTCCAATACCTATAAGGCCGTGGAGGACGCTGCCGACATTTGTGGCCTGCTCACCCACACCGAGGCTGTGGCCGCTATCAAAGCGGGCAAGTTCTTCTTCTCCTTCAACGAGAAGAACGAGGTCGTGGTGGAGTATGACATCAACTCCCTCACCTCCTACGGCGGCACCGACAAGAAGGGCAAGAACTGGCGCAAGAACCGAGTGCTGCGGGTCATGGACAGTTTCGGCGAGAGCGTCCAGCTCAATTTCCCGCCCAACAGGTTCGACAATGATCCGGACGGCTGGAACATCATGGAGGGCCTGGGAAAGTCCATCCTCAAGGTTTACGGCCAGAAGTCGGACGGCGGCGTCGGTGCCCTCAAGAACATCGACTACGATAACGATTTCCTGGTGGACCGGGAGAAGTCCGAGGACGACGAGACTTTCTTCGACGTTTACATTCAGCCGGTGGACAGCTCCGAGAAACTGTACTTCACCGTCACCACACATTAACGGGAAGGGAGGTAAAGCAGTATGTCTCTCATGCAGTACAACAAAAACCCTATTTCGCTCCGCGAGGGCAAGGCTTTCATTGACGGCCTCGAAGTTCTTGACAGTATCAAGCTGGAAATCAAGTTCACGCCGGACGTGTGGACGGGCCGCCAGCTTGGAGAGCGCACCCCCAGTTCTCGGTGGCTGGGCTGCGACATCACCGGCATCATGACCCGCCGCCGCAGCACGAATTGGCTCAAAGAGGCCATCAAGCGGTATAACAAGACCAAGGAAACGCCGGAGTTCACCATCCAGGGGATCATGAACGACGAGAACAGCGATTACTTTGCCGCACACGGCGCGGAAACCGTTACCTGCCTTGGCTGCGTCCTCACCGGCGATCTCAACCTCATCAACCTCGACAGCGCCGGACAGGTAGTCGAGGATGCCATCTCGTTCAACATTAAGGATATTACCTAACGGCAGGCCCCGCTTCCCCGGGCGGGGCTTACCAAGATTATGAAGGGAGCTATTATCCATGAAAAAGGATCTGAAATACTTTATGCGTCCTGTGGAGCCGGAGGTTGTCACTGTCCCCGGCCCGGACACCATCAAGGACGACGAGGGCCACGTCCTCCCGCTGGAAATCAGGGTGCTTTCTCAGGAGACCATCAACAAGATCAACGATATGTACCGGGAAAAGACCATGGCAACGGACAAGAAGGGCAACCCCCTTATCTTCAACGGCGAGGTGGTGTGGAAGGTCACCAAAGACCCCGCCCGCGCCTCCCGACACCTTATCGTAGAGGCGCTGCAGTTCCCCGACCTGCGTGACCCTGACCTGATGAAGCATTTTAACTGCGTGGACATCACGGAAATGCCCCTCAAGGTCTTCCCCAGGGCCGACGAGTACCAGCACGTTTCCCGGATGGTTATGAAAGCCCTCGGCCTCTCCGCCGAGATCGACGAGGACGAGGAGCTTGACGCCGCAAAAAACTAATCCAGGAGGCGGGGAGCGTCGCTTACTGGTGTCATGTCCTATGGCAACGGCACCACCTCCGCCCGGAGGAATTTGAGGCTATGCCCCGCAGCAAGCAGCTTTTCTACATCGCCTCCGAATTAGAGGAAGATAGACAGCCAGTGCGCTATATCAGCATTAGAAAGAGGTGATAAAAGGTGGCTGACCTACTCGCAAGGTTCCGATTGGTCGATGAAATGAGTACGGTCCTGGACAATCTGGCTCAAAAGGGCCTGAGTATGTCCGACAGTATGGAACGGGTCGGTTCTGAGGCCAGCAGCGCCTTTGATCGCCTCTCCAGGGGCGCGTCGTCCACGGTGGCCTCCGTGGACGGCGTGGCCTCGTCCTTGTCCGGGGTGGTAGATGAAACAGGCCATTGGACGGCGGCCATAGGCTCCTACGACAAGGAGGCTATGGAGGCCATCTACACCACAGAGGAACTTGTGGAGGCTGGTTTCAAGACCGAGGAGGCCCTGTCCGCTGCAGCAGAGGCCGCAGAGGAACAGGCCAACGCCATTGACAAGGGAACCCGCGTCATGGAGGAATTTCGCCAGACCATTGACGATCAGGAGCGGGAACTTGAGGAACTGCAAGAGGCGTACATGGGCGTGGTGCTCTCCGAGGGTAAACACTCCGACAGCGCCAAAGTCCTCAAGAAAGAGATAAAGGACCTTTCGGCCACTCTGGATGACAACAAGGAGCAGTTGGAAGACCTTGAAAAGCAATCCGGCAAAACCGGGCAGACCGGCGCGGACGCTATGGGGACTCTCTCTAACGCACTCACCTCTGCTGGCATAGCAGTTATACTCAAAGACATGGCGGGGGCCTTTCTGGAGGCATCGGAGGCGGCGGCAGAATTTGAAACCGCCACCATGAAGATCTCCACCATAGCAGACCCCACGCGGGCCTCGCTCGCTACTATCTCCGCCGACATTATGAGCCTATCCAGGGATACCGGCCAGAGCGTCAACGAACTGTCGGAGGCCACCTACTCGGCTATCTCCGCCAGCGTGGACACGGCCTCGGCGGTGAGTTTTACGGCTACGGCCACAAAACTTGCGGCCGGCGGCTTTACCAGTTCCTCAACGGCGGTGGACGTGCTGACAACGGCCCTCAATGCCTACGGCCTGGAGGCCGACAAAGCGGAGAGCATTTCCGATATGCTCATTACCACGCAGAACCTCGGCAAAACCACTGTGGACGAACTGGCGGCCTCCGTCGGTAAAGTTATCCCCCTGGCCTCGGCCTATGGTGTGGAAATGGATAACCTCTCCACGGCTTATGCGGAACTGACCAAGGGTGGTATCGCCACAGCGGAGGCCGGCACCTACCTCAAGTCCATGCTGAACGAGTTAGGCGACAGCGGCAGCACCGTTTCCACAGTCCTCAAGGAGCAGACCGGCAGTTCTTTCGCTCAACTCATGGAGCAGGGCTACTCTCTGGGTGACGTCATGGATGTGCTGGGAACCAGCGTTCATGGGGACGCAGGCGCATTCAACGAATTGTGGAGCAGTTCGGAGGCTGGCATCGGCGCCCTGTCCCTCTACAACGCCGGGGCGCAGCAGTTCAATACCACCCTCAACGCCATGCAGACCTCCGCAGGTGCTACCACGGCGGCCTATGAAACAATGACTGACACCACGGCCCACGCACAGGAGGAACTTTCCAATGCTGCGGCGAATATGCAAATCGCCATCGGCCAGCAGGTCAATCCTCTCATAGACAAACTTTATGCTGGCGGCACAAAAATTCTCAATTTCATGTCCGAATTTGCCTCAGAACACCCCGTCGTGGTCAAAGCCATCTCTGCTATTGGCATCGGGATTGGTGTGGCAGCGGTTGGTATGGTTGGCTTTACCTTCGCAACCACGACGGCAATCCCGGCTATCGTTTCCTTCGGAACTGCCCTTAACACGGCTCTTGGCCCCATCGGGTGGGTCGCCGTCGGCATTACCGCTCTTGTAGCTGCCGGGGCTGCCTTGGTTGCCATGTTCGAGGAGGATATGGGAGAAACCGAGGGCATGACAGCGGCCACCCGCGCCCAGTATTACGAACTGCAAGACCTCAATGCGGAATATGAGCGCGCCTGTGAGCAGTACGGGGAAACCTCTGAGGAGGCCAGCAGGCTCAAGT